TCACTCATGTCAGTCTTTGTCTTCGATTTGTTTAATGATGAGATAGTCGCAGAGTACACTGGTCGGCAACAGATGGCGGAAGATGGTTATGAGATAGTTAGACTGCTTGCTCTTTTCTATAATGCACAGGTTATGTATGAGAGCAACCGTAAACTTATGTTCGCTTACTTCTCTAAAAAGCGGTGTCTCAATATGTTAGCAGAGTGTCCGGAGTGGATTAAGCAGAAGGGGCTCGTGAAATACAGCATGTTCGGTTCTTCTGCAAGGGGCGTTTCCGTCAATGGCCCGCTAATCAGTACTGGTATAGACCTCATCAATGACTGGCTGAAAAAGACGTATCCAGTAGAAGTCAAAGATGAGAATGGAAGCCATATAGAACACGTCCCGCAGGCATACAAGATACGCAATCGTGCCTTCTTGCAAGAACTGGTATCCTATGCACCCGAAAAGAATACTGACCGCGTGAGTGCTATGTTTCAGGTGATGTTCTATCGTGAGCAATTCAATATTCTCTATGGTGGTGCTGGTGCTGACACAGAGATAGAGAAGGATGTGTCCGACGACGAGTTCTTCAATAAGGATTGGGACGTTTATGTCAAGAAGCATTATGGAGATGATTATCATTCCAGTTTGAATTTGTAAGCAAACCATTTAGATATGTTTTACGGGGCGGATTTCTTTATAGATTCGCCCTGTAATTGTATATGATATGGCAATAGATTTTAGCGCTGCATTCCCGAGGCAGAACCTTTCATACAAATCCAAAGGCAAGGATTGGAGGGAGTCCTGTGTTAACTGGATTGCCTCTCGTTCATACTTCCATTATGCCCCTGTTCGCCTGTCTACGGTGAACATGAAGATTAATTATGACCTGATGAACGGCATCATCCATATGGAAGATGTGGCGAAGATTATCAATCCCGACAACCTTTCGATGAGTTTTATCCCTGATAAGATTCAGCATTATCCGATAATCAACTCAAAGATAAACACGCTTCGTGGAGAGGAGGCGGCTCGTGCATTCAACTGGCACGCAATCGTCACCAATCCCAATGCTATATCAAAGGTTGAGGAGAATAAGCGTCAGCAGTTTTTTCAGAGCATACAGGACATCGTAGAGTCTCCAGATATTGACCAGACACAGGCGGAAAATCAAGTCCGCGACACGAAGGATTACTTTGATTACGACTGGCAGGATATCCGCGAGATAGGTGCTAACGAACTCCTCCGTCACTACATGAAGGAGCAGAACTTCAAACAGAGTTTCAACAACGGCTTTGTCGATGCCTGCGCGAACAATGTAGAAGTATATCAGTGTGGTATCTACGGTGGCGAACCGTTCATGTGCAAGCTCAATCCACTTAAACTGCGTTCATACAGGAGCGGTTACTCTAACCGACTTGAGGACGCTGATATCCTTGCATATGAAGATTACTGGTCTCCGGGTCGTATCTTCGAGGTATTCTATGATGAACTTTCGCCTGCCGATGTTAAGAAACTCACGGACCAGTTCGGTGAATACGGCGGTGTCAGTCCAACCGGGGCCGCTGGCAACTACAATGAGGCATATCCTTTTTATGGTCAGGAAGCCGTCTTTGTAGATGGTGGTAACGAACTGGATTGGGTGCTTGATGAACTCGATACTATGGAAGGCGGACTTGGTTCCAATCTCATTCCGTATGATGTTGCCGGTAATATCCGCGTCATTCAGGTGTGGTGGAGGTCGCTTCGGAAGATTTACAGTGTGAAGTCTTTTGACCCCGAGACGGGTGAAGAGGTGTTGGATTTCTATCCCGAGACATACGTGCCTGACGAAGATGCGGGCGAGGTGGCTACTCCGCTTTGGATAAACGAGATGTGGCAGGGGACGAAGATTGGTGATGACATCTATGTTGGCATTCATCCCTGTCTTGTGCAGCATAACTCCATATCCAACCCTTCCCGTTGTCATTCAGGTATCGTTGGCACAATCTATAATATCAATGAGTCGAAGCCTTATTCACTCGTTGATATGATGAAGCCGTACAACTATCTGTACGATGCCGTTCACGCAAAACTGGTAGACCTGATTGCGACCAACTGGGGCAAGTTACTTGAACTCGATCTTGCCTTGAAGCCGAAGAACTGGGAAGTAGAGAAATGGATTTACTTCGCCCGTAAGAACAAGACGCTCATCAAGGATTCCTTCAATGAGGGTAATAAGGGGGCATCTCTCGGAAAACTTGCAGGTGGTCTGAACAATGCGAGCAAGGGTTATATTGATGCGGATTGGGGACAGTCCATCCAGAACTATATCGAAATCCTCCAATGGACGAAGGACTCCATGTCCGAACTCGTCGGTATCAATCGTCAGCGTGAGGGTAATACCTATAACCGCGAGACGGTAGGTGGAATTGAGCGGGCTGTATTGCAGTCGTCTTATATCACCGACTGGATTTTCCAGCAGCACGATGACACGAAACGTCGTGTGCTTGAATGCTTCCTCGAATACTGCAAGGCAGCTATCCGTGGCAGGAGCAAGAAGTTCCAGTATATCATGTCCGACGGTTCCCGCAAGATGATGGAGATTAATGGAGACTTGTTCTGTGAGAATGATTATGGTATTGTGATAGATAACTCCATCGACTCGCAGAAACTCGAATCCCAGATTGAGACGATTGCACAGGCGGCTCTGCAAAATCAGTTCCGCTTCTCGTCTATCCTCAAACTCTACACATCTGCATCTATTCAGGAGAAGATTCGTATCATTGAGAAAGCCGAGAAGGATATGGCTGAACAGCAGGCACAGACGCAGCAGGCAGAACAGCAACTTGCTCAGCAGCAGATTCAGGCCCAGATGCAGCAGAAGCAGATGGAGATTGATAACAAGAACGCCCTTGCCGAACTTGACGCGCAGACGAAGATTCAGGTTGCGGAAATCAATTCCCGTGCAGAGTATATGCGTCTTGGTATCTATGCCGAGGAGAACGACGAGCAGTTGGTTCACGACAAGCTTGATGTTGAGCGCGAGAAACTGCGTAACGACATCCTTGCCCTCGATAAAGAACTGAACTTCAAGCGCGATGAGTTGAAGCAGAAGAAGGAGATAGAAGAGAAAAAGATGGCTACTCAGAAGGAGATTGCCCGAATGAAACCGAAGACAACAACGACTAAAAAGTAACACGATATGGCAATACATTTCACCAAACAACAGATAGATGAGATTGAGCAGGCGTTGATTGCCCGTTCAAAGAAAGATAGTTCGTTCCCCGGTGCTGATGCACTGGATGGAACAGAACTCATTCCTATAGTTCAGGGCGGAGTCAATAAGATTACGACTTATTCTGGTTTGTGGAATACTGTTGTTAAAGACCTTCGTCAATATGTGGAAGAAGCTCTGGCGAGTAAGGTCGATGTTGCAGAAGGAAAGCAGCTTTCTACCGAAGACTATACTACGGAGGACAAATCCAAGCTTTCGCATATCGAGGTTGGCGCGCAGGTGAATGTCAATGCCGACTGGAACGCCACTATTGGCGATGCGTTTATTGTGAATAAGCCCGATTTGACAATATATGCAACAAAGACTTCGGTTGGTAATATTGTTGTGCTTATACCGTCTCAGGCGTCAATAAATAATCAGCTTGCGGATAAAGCATTTGTTGGTTCGTCTGTCGCAACCAATAGCGCAGAGTTTAAAGGAACATATAATTCACTTGCTGAATTACAGACGGTGGCGGCTGACATCAATGATTACGGTTTTGTCGTTACGGAATTGTCTGTTTGGAATTCGAGATATGACAGATATAAGTATAATGGGACTGATTGGCTGTACGAGTATACACTATTTAGCTCTCCTATTTCCTTTGAGCCAACGACTGACCCGAGTGACGAGGAGATGCAGGACGAGTATACTCAAATACTTGAGCGCTTGTATGTCGCATTGACCGAGGCGCAAGAAGCAAAGCGGAGCACCATAGAGGCAATTGAAAATGCGTCCGACGCTGCGGATGAGGCTACGGATAAGGCGTATCTTGCAAATACTGCCGCAGCGAATGCGACTGCCGCGATGGATTCCGCAAAGGGTAATTATAATTCGCTTGCTGAGCGGTTGTCTGCTATTGAAGGCGGGAAACAAGATGTTATCTCTGACCTTTCAAGTATTCGTTCCGGGTCAAATGCCGGCGCAACAGCTGTGCAGCCAGCAGCAATCTCTGACTTTATTACGAGGTCTGTAAATGACTTGGTTAACTACTATACTAAATCTGAAGTTTATACACAAGCCGAAGTCAATGCATTGATTGCCGCGTTGCATCAATTTCATTATGAGGTATATACGACATTGCCGCAGAGCGGAGATAGCAGTGTTTTATATTTGATAGGGCCTACGGGTTCCGGCTCGGATAAATACGAGGAATATGTGTATTCAAACGGCTCGTTCGTAAAGATAGGCGACACGTCTATTGATTTATCTAATTATGCTACACTGACTGCACTCAATACAGGTCTTGCGCAAAAGCAGGATGTAATCAGTGATTTGTCCGTTATTAGAAGTGGAGCATCTGCTGGCGCAACTGCCTATCAAAAACCATCTAGTGGTATCCCGGCAACAGACATGGTATCGTCTGTGCAAGCGTCATTATCCCTTGCGGACTCCGCTGTCCAGTTTGAAATAAATAACAATCCTGCAAGTTTAATAAATTAGAATATTATGTCTACTGTTCAAGGAAATCTTTTAGGCCCTAATGGCGAAAAGCTTGCGCCGAACACCATTGCAGCGGCTATTTATGACACGAATAAGCAGCAGGGCTTATTGCAAACGCTAATTGAAACTCCGGATAAAAATGCCCTGGGGTTTGCGTCGTTCTCGTCTCTTGACGATTATGAAATCGGCGATAGAGTTTATTATAATAACAGGCTTTATGAGTTCACTTCCGCGCACACTGCTGGCGTATGGAATTCTGCGCACGTGAAAACAATATCAATTAAATCGATATTTGACAATTGCAACCTTGACGATATTGGGGAGGTGACAGCAGCCGCAATCGCATATTTGCATTCCGAAATCAACGGACTTAAGGCAATCATTCGCGGGTATCAAATAGATGCACAAGTCAGAATCATGGATGCTTCCGAGTATCGCGTTCTTGGCGCTCCGCATATAATCAGGAGTTCTGTCGCCGGTGCTCCAAGCGCATCGAATATTCCAGATAATTGGGACGAGGAAACGATGGGCGTATGGACCGGCGTACCTCGCGACTGGGATTGGGTATATCGCGATCTTGCAAGCGCGAAGGAATATCATGTAAAAGGAATTACGAATAGCGTGAATGACTGGTTTGCTATTAACTAAAAACAAGACACTATGATAAAGAAGTACAACAACGAAGCGTCTTATTCTGCTGCTGGCTATCCGACAACAGAGTCTCGTGTGGCGCAGATCGCAACTACGAAAGAGGTAAAAATCGATGGCGTTAACGTGGAAACGAAAACGCCGATAATCGGTGATGCTTGTTATAAGAGCTCTACTGGCTATCATTTTTTTAAGGGTGGACAGGCGCTTAATCATTCGTTGCTTGCGACAAATGGATACGAGGGCGTCGGGCAGGTTATTAGCTGGAAGGGTGACAGGGTGATGGTTATTGATAAAACTATTAGCTCGGCAAAGTATCTTGACGTTTGTCAGTATAGCATCACTGCTATTTCAAGCACATCGCTTGTTCTTTACCTTCGGATGAGTCCAGATTATTCTGTTAATACAACCGTTAATGTTACGTTAACATCTGCGACGATTGACGCTACAAGTGCTGAGGAGATTTCTGCTGCTGTTGCTGCCGCAGCGCAGGCTGCTGGCGACACAAAGGCATGGTGGGCTTATCTCGCGGATGCGGATGATAATAAGGTGGATGATAATGGCACTAAGATTATTATTCAATGTGACTCGTGCGTAGATTACAGATTTTATATTTGTTCCG